GCAGGCTGACGAGCTGTGTACGCAGGCTTTCGGTCATCGGTCGTATAGTTTTTCCTGTTGCTCGGCCATCGACTTCTCGAAGGCTTCCATGAAGGGCCCGTCCCATCCTGCGATGGCGGCCTCGAAAAAGTTCTCGTTGGGCTGGCCAACATTGTTGCGGCGGCTCTTCGTCCCCCGCTTGACGGGGCTGTCGAAGTGGTGATTCGGGTCACGCTTCGTTATCGTCCCGTAATTCTTCCAGTAGGCCTTGAACCAGTCCGGCACAGCGTCGCTCCCGTTCTTCGTCTGCTTCTTATTGAACAGACCCACCAGGGCGTTCTGGTTATTCGTTACCTGGCCCTTGAAGACCTTGTACTTCACCAGGCGGCGGAACCTCTGCGGGGTCTTCTGCCGGATCTGCCTGGCTGCTTTCTTCGACGCCTCCCGCAGGGCGGTCTGCGTCATCTTCACGGCGTTGGCCGGAGCGGCGTCCATGCAGCGCAGGCAGTCGTCCAGGCCTTCGATGTGGACCACCTGCGCCATTACTTGATGGAATGGAGCGACAGGACGCAGACGGGAGAGATCCTGGACACCGGGTCGATGCCGGTTATCTCATAGTCAATCCCGTCCAGGACGATCTGCCAGCGGGTGGTCAGTTCCGGGATCTTGTGGATAGTCAGCTGGACATAGTCGCCCTCCTCCAGGTTGGTGTTGGACACCATGTCGCTGACGTTCCGCTCTACCTTCGCGTACACGTCCCGGAAGAAGATGTACGTGAATTCCTTCTCGCCCTGCGTTCCGGTGGACTGTACGCACCGGTTCACGGTCACGAGCGTCTCTAGCTCACCGAGATTAAACCTGCTCTCCATCGTTAAGCCCCCACGAACGATAAGGACGGAGCAGGTTCTGCGACGCCTTCGTCAGGGTCTCCACGTGGTCCGTCGGATTGTTGAACAGGGACGCTGCGTCCATCAGGATGGCGGCCTTCATGTCGAACGGAAGAAAGCGGTAACCGGCGAGGTACGTGACCTTCATCTGGCTCCCAGTCCCGTTGACGGTGAGGACCTTCCCGTTCAGCACGTAGTCGGTGGAAGCCACCCCGTCAACCTCAAGGCCCACCATCTGGGTGTTGGGGACCTTGAGGGTGAGGGTGGTGGTGAAAGGCACCGTCTCGGTGAACTCCGACCAGAGGATCACCTTGCCGATATGATGCTCCGCATGCTGGACGGCGGCCATCATTTTCTGATAGAGCTCGGCATCCAGGTCATCGGACGTCATGCGGATGTGGCGCTTGAACTCCTGGAGGAGTCCGTTTGCGCTCATATCGACAGGTGTTCTCTCGGTCATGGCTCAGGGATTTAGGAGATGGTGATGTCCTTGATGGCGGCGAAGGCCTCCGGATGACGCACGAGGACGTCGTGGTAGGCCATGGCGCTGATTTCGAGGACGCCGTTCGCCTTGGCGGTGTACGGGTCGACGATGAACTGGAGACCGCCCCAGCCACCGACGAGGACCTCGCTCCAGGGACCGAACAGGGCTGCGGAGCAGACCTCCTCGGCGGAACCCTTGGTAAGGTTGCTCGGGAGGGCGTTGCTCATGTAGAACGGATAGCCGTTCACCTTGCCGTCGTTCAGCAGGTAGACCGGATAGCCGGCGATCTGCGGGATGGTCTTCATCGCGCCCTGGACCTTCGCGTTGGACACGTAGGCGAGGGTGTTGTCGAGCAGGCCGTTGTCGATGCCGACTTCGGTCTCCATCTTGACGAGGTTGGCGTAGGTGATGGCGCCGCCGTTCGTGCCGATGGCCACGACGTTGATGCCAGCGTCGTTCAGCACGCCGGTAGGCTGGCCGCTGGAGCCGGAGCCCGCGAAGATCGCGGCGTCGAGGGCGGCAGCGTGGGCCTTCACCATGTCCTCCATGATGAGGCGGTCGACGTCCTTGGTGCTCTGGTGGAGCACATCGTAGGTGATGCCCTGGAGAACCTGGAGGCGCTTCGGGGACAGGACCTTCTTCGCGTAGGCGGGCTTCTCCTTGGAGGCAGCGGCCTCTTCGGCGACCCAGGATGCGTCAGCACCACCGGTAACGATGGCGACGTTGCCCTGCAGGCCGTTGATGTAGCGGACGCCGAGCTTCTCGCCCAGCATCATGCCACGGAGCTTGCCGTCATAGGAAAGGGCGGTCTGCTCGATCCAGGCCTGGCCGTAGTTGGCCTCCTGGCCGTTGGTGTAGTAGTACGTGCGGAGGAAGGAGGACGGGAGGAAGGCTCCTTCGGCACCACCCTTCATGCTCGCCTGGAACTCGCGCTTGCCCTCTTCGGACAGCTCGGCCTCGATGCCATCGAGGTTGCCGGCGGCGGCCTGGCGCAGGAACTTGGAGATGGAGAAGCGCTTCATTTCAGCCTCCTCCTTCGGGGAAAGGACGCGCTGGTTGGCGAGGGCCTTGCGGGCAGCCTCTTCGATCTGCGCCTCCTGGAGGTCGTTGGTCAGACCACGGACCTCATCGGCCAGGGTGGCTTTCTGCGCGGCATCCTGGCAGGCTTCGAGCTCGCGCACCTTCGCGTCGAGCTCGGCGGAAATCTCTTTCGAGTTTCTCATGGTTAGATGTTGTTTTTTGCCAAAAGGGCGCGGGCCCTGGCGATGGTTGATGTATAGTCAGCTTCCGGTTCGTGGACGTCGTCGCCCTCGGTGTCCGGCTTTCTGATTTCTTTCTCTTCCTCCACGTCCCAGCCCTTGCGCTCCTCTTCGAGGGCGCGCTTCAGAGCGTTCGCGTTGGAGGGGATGTTCACGACGGAAACCTCGAGAAGTTCCATTCCGCCGTAGTAGTAGACCTTCGGGTCCTCTCCTCTCTCCTCGTCGCCCATGTGGCCCTTCGCGGTAGAGCGGAAGCCGACGGACACGGCATGGAGGGAACCGAACTGGAGCTTGCGGAAGATCTTGTCGGCCTTCGCGTTCAACTCCTTCGGCTCGAAGGTGATGCGGACAACGAGCTTGTCGTCCTCGATGAAGGCCACGCCCTTTCCGATGACATCGTCCGGATCTGCGGACTTCGTCCAGGAATCGCCGTACACGTCGTGCATGTAGCCGACGATGCCGTTATTTTCGTAGCGCTTCAGGTCCCACTTGTCCACGGGGAGGACCGTCCCGTAGGAATCGACGCTGGAGTCAGAGGCAACGAACTCGACGGTCCGCTTCTCCTCGTCCACCTTCCGGATTTCCGGGGCGTCGTTGAATCTCCTGATGATCTTGTTCTCGTCCATAGCTCAATGATGGCTGCAGGTTTAGGAAGCCTTGTCGGTTGTCGCCTCGATGGCGGTGCCGTACTGGTAGGAGCCGTCATACTTGACATAGAGGCAGACTTCGTAGGTGGTATTTGCGGACAGGCCGGTCTTCGTTATCGTGATGTCCTGGCTGTCATCGGAAACATGGGACCAGCTGCTGCCGCCCTTCGCCCGATAGGCAACTCCGTAGGTCGCCCCGTCCTTGTACCACTTCACGGAGCCGGTAATCGTGAGGCTGTTCGCCGTATGGCCTGTGCAGGTCGGCGTCCCGATTTCCGCGATGTTGTTGCGGAAGATGTTCATGAGTACGTTCATTTCTCGTCAGTTTTGGTGTCGTCGCCGACGGTTGTGTAATTCAGCGGGATGCGCGGCTCGTCGAGGCCCGGGAGGAGTTTCATGCCCTCAAATTCGCGCGCCTCGTTAGGCGTCATCCAGCCGGCGTTGATGCCCTTCTCGTAGAAGACGGACCTCGCCTGGGCGTCGCCACGCATGAGGCCGTTCAGGTCAAACTTGATGTGGTAGGACTTCCTCTCGGAAGCGGTGAACAGCTTCTGCTCAAGCTGCTTTTCCAGACGCTTGCAGATAGGCCGCAGGGAATACTCGCCGAAGAAGATGTTCTGCTGCTCGATATTGCTGAAGGTGGCGTGGCTCAACTCTGCCAGCATGTGCGGCGGGATAGAGAATATCCGCGCGATGTCGTTGATGGAGAAAGTCTTCGACTGGAGCAGCTGGCTCGCCTCGGGGCTGATGTTGATGGCCTTGTACTTGAATCCGTACTCCAGGAGAGGCGTGGACCCGTTGGTCGCGGTCGCCTGGTAGTGCTTCATGAAGTTCTCGTAGTCATCGTCACCGAGGGACTGGTCCGTCTCCAGGGTTCCCTTGATGGCGCCACCGGTGCGGAAGAAGTCCGAGGTGAACTTCTGCGCCGCTATGCCTTCTCCGATAGCGGCAGCGTTATAGCTGATCGGGTCGACGCCGACGATGCCGTTTCTGGTGAACAGCATGAAATGCAGCATCTCGTTGTCGAGGTAGGTTCCGTCCAGGAAAGAGAAGTCCTTGTCTCCGGTCCTGACGACATATGCCTTGCTGCCGTTCACGAAGTCGACCGTCACCCAGTCCGGGTCAACCTGGTCCAGGCGGACCGGCTTCCCTTTGTCATACCGGATGATCACGAAGGCGTTACCCTTCCCCAGCACCCAGCCGAGGACGGTGAACCAGAACGTGAATATGTCGGTGTATGGATTGGGAGTGTCCGAGAGGAGAGCGAAGGCCGGATGATCGGAGGCGGGCTCGTAGCCGCCGTCCTTGGTCTTCAC